TGGACAAGCTGCAATCGTTCGTGGCGAAGGCCAAGTCCGACCCCGCGCAGCGCCCCGCCGTACTGGTGAAGCACTTCAACATCCCGCAGAACCAGTCCACCTCGTGGCTGACCTACGCCGAGTGCGGCAGCGAGAAGAAGGTGGACATGTCCACCATCGGCCTCAAGTACGGCATCGCCGGGTTCGACGCGTCGGACTCCATCGACCTATCGGCGGCGCAGTTCCTCTTCATGCGCGGCGAGCGCTACACGGACGGCACGCTCGTGGACGATACGATCTACGAGCGCAGCATGTACTGGATACCCGAAGACCAGCTCACGCCGAGGGAGGATGCGGGCTTCACCAGGGAGCGCGACAACGTCCCCTACCGCCTGTGGGAGTCGCAGGGATTGCTGCGCGTCGTTCCCGGCAACCACATCCCCAAGTCGGTGTTCCTCGAATGGCTCCAAGAGCTGCGCAAGGAGAAGCTGTTCTGCTTCGCATGCGGGTTCGACCCGTGGCACATGGATGACTCCACGGTGAAGAACCTGGAGCTATTCGTCGGCGAGAGCAGATGCCGCAAGGTGCGCCAGGGCGTCCAGACGCTCTCCGACCCCATGAAGCGCCTGAAAGCGGACTACGCGAGGGGCAGGGTGGTGGACAACGGGCATCCAATCAACCGCTGGTGCCGCATGAACGTGCAGGTCAAGACCGACGTGAACCAGAACATACAGCCAGACAAGCGCAACAACAATCCCGCGAACAGGATAGATGGCTTCATGGCCGAGCTGGACGCATACATTACGCTGCTCGACTACTACGACGAGTACATCCAGATGGTCACGAGCACTTGGAAGGGATAGCATGAGCAAACTGCACCTGGGAGACTGCATGGACGTGATGCGCTCCATGCCCGACAACTCGATAGACGCGATAGTGACGGACCCGCCCTACGGGCTGGCCTTCATGGGTGCCAAATGGGACTCGTTCGGCGGCTCCACGGGCAGGCAGACCGTAGGCGAGCGGCAAGAGGAGGGCAAGAGGTACGCCGACGAGAACAAGGGCGCCCCGCGATATGCGAACTCCCACGGCAAGAAGGTCACGCGGGGCGAGATGGCCGCGTTCCAGGCTGCGATGACGCCCGTGTTCGAGGAAGCGTTGCGCGTGGCGAAACCAGGTGCGCACCTGCTCTGCTTCGGCGGCACGCGGACGTTTCACCGCATGGCGTGCGCCATCGAGGACGCCGGCTGGGAGATTCGCGACTGCATCATGTGGTGTTTCGGCCAGGGATTTCCGAAAAGCATGGACGTGGCGAAGGCTATCGACAAGCACCTGGGCGTTAAGCAGAACGTGGTGGGTCATCGTGAGACGGACCCGCAGAAGGGCTTCTCGAAGGTCAAGGGCATGGGCACGGGAGCAGCTTCCATAGGCGACGAGGTGAACAGCACGGGCTACGACCTCACCGAAGCCACGAGCGACGAGGCGAAGAAGTGGGACGGCTGGGGCACGTGCCTGAAACCCGCGTGGGAACCCATCATCGTCGCCCGCAAGCCGCTGGACGGCACGGTGGCGGACAACGTCCTCACGTGGGGCGTGGGGGCGCTGAACATCGACGCTTGCAGGGTGCCGACTGAGGACGGGCCAAAGCCGTGCGTTGGCAACGGGTATCGTGCGATAAACGACAAGAATGCGCAGCAAGGGTACAGGCCGAACACTTATTCATCCGAGAAATCAGAGTACGTCCCGAATAAACTAGGCCGCTTCCCCGCGAACCTCGTCCATGACGGCTCCCAGATGGTCCTCGACCTGTTCCCGCAGAGCAAGGGCCAGCAGGGCGATGTGACGGGCAACGAGCCGTCGCATCCCGCAGACGGCGTTTGCTACGGCGAGTACAACGGCAGGCACACGTTCGCCAAGCGCGGCGACACTGGAAGCGCGGCGCGGTTCTTCAACGAGCTGAGGGACGGCGAGGAAAGCGCCAACCGCACGTATACCGACAGGGGCGGCACGAACTTCGCCGCGAAACCCGGCAAGCGTCGCGAGCCGACGAGCGCCGACCGCTTCTTCTACTGCGCCAAGGCGTCCAAGAAGGACAGGAATCAAGGAGTAGAAAGGCTTCTGACATGGGCGGAACAAGACCGAGAACTGACCCACTTGCTCGAACAGGCATCAAGCCTACTCGAAAAGGACATATCCGAGTCTATGATGCTGAGTCTGGTAGAGCAAGGATGCAACACGTTCTCGTTTGGGAGCGAGAGCGAGGGCCTGTCCCAGACGGAATGCAGATTCATCACATCAACGGTAATCCCGCTGATAACCGTATCGAGAACCTTCAGCTCGTCACACCGCTCGAACACAAGCGGATACATTCTGGATGCTATAAGGACGAGCGAGGAGTCTGGTATAAGCCTTGCCCGACTTGCGGAAAGACTAAACCTCTTGAAACAGGGTTCTACAAGCGGAGAGACGGATACTGCTATCAATGCAGGGATTGCACTATTAGACGTTCTATCGCAGATAAGAAAGCGCGCAAGAGTAGGCAATCCACATCCCACAATTAAGCCCACGGCCCTCATGGAATGGCTCGTGAAGCTCGTCACCCGCGAGGGGGGGGTGGTGCTCGACCCGTTCATGGGCAGCGGCACCACGGGCGTTGCGTGTGCCAACCTCGGGCGCCGCTTCGTCGGCATCGAGCGCGAATGGCAGTATATGCAGATAGCGGGGCCGCGCGTCCAGAACCGCGAGCGCGAGGTCGGAATGGAGCCTGACGATTGATTAATACGCATTGACACGTTCGAGCCGTTCTTCGGGGCGGCTTTTTTCGTATCCGCAGTTGAAATACCACTTTTCCTTTACACTCTGGCGAACGTCCGTTCCCGTTTCGCGGTATGCATAGGCTGAAAGACCATGCAAAACCGTAAGACGGGGGCGCTTTTGGGTTTCATCCAGACCATAAAGGGCGCGTTCGGGCGCAAGCGCGAGAGCAGGACGTTCTCCACGTTCACCGAGTATACGCCGAGCTACACGACATGGAACGGCTCCCTCTACGAGCAGGAGCTGATGCGCGCCTGCGTCCACTCGTTCGCGAACGCGTGCTCGAAGCTGGAACCGCACTACGACGGCCCCATCCAGCAGGTCGAGCAGCTGTTCCGCACGTGGCCCAACGAGCACATGACGTGGAGCCGCTTCCTGTACCGCCTCGCGACCATCTACGAGGTGGACTGCACGGCGTTCGTGATACGCCTGCACGACGCGCAGGGGCGCACGACGGGGCTGTGGCCGCTCAAGTGCGCGAGCGCCGAGGCGATGGACGTCGCGGGCGAGCTGTGGTTCAAGTTCAACATGCCCGTGGGCGACCCGCTGGCGTACCCCGCGCGCGACGTGTGCGTGCTCTCGAAGTACCAGTACGTCTCCGACCTGTTCGGCACGCCCAACAAGCTCGCCGACACGCTCTCGCTGCTCAACGCGCAGGCCGACGCCGAGAAGACGGCTATCGCCATCGGCAGCAAGATCATGTTCATCGGCCGTATGGTGGGCCAGGTGGACGAGGAGGACATGGACGCGAAGAAGAAGCGTTTCGCCGAGCAGAACCTCGGGCCGTCCAACTCCACAGGCATGCTCACCTACGACCAGACGTGGGACTCCGTCACCCCCGTGGCGCACAACGCCTACACCATCGACTCGGTGGAGATGCAGCGCATAGACGACCACGTGTTCAACTACTTCGGCACCAACAAGCGCATCCTGCAGAACGACTGCACCGAGGAAATCTGGGACAGCTACTACGAGGGCAAGGTGGAGACCTGGGCAATCCAGCTCTCCGAGGGCCTGAACAAGATGATGTTCTCGACCCGCGCCATGCTCACCAACAACATCCACTTCACCGCCAACCGCATGCAGTTCATGTCAGCGGCTTCCAAGCGAAACATGGTGCGCGACATGACCGACCGCAGACTCATGACCATCAACGAGGGCCGTCAAATCCTCGGCCTGCCGCCTGTACCGGGCGGCGACGTGTTCGTGAACCGCGGCGAGTACATGGTGCTCGACATGCAGGGCAACGTCATCTACACGAGCGGCGGCAACCTCGCCACCGCGCTGCCGCCGTCCGACATCGAGGACGCAAAGGACTTCGACCTGGGCGGCGACGACGACATCTACAACGACGTCGACGGCAAGTACGAGGACGACGTGGACGAAGGCTAGGAAGGAAACAGATATGCCAGCAAAACCGCAGGAGCGTAATTACCGCATGATGGCGCAGGCGTTTGCCGCACCCGTCACCGAGGTCGAGGTCGACGAGGACGGCAACGAGACGCCGCAGAACCGCTTCAACAGCGAGAAGTTCGTGGAGGGCTACGCCACCACGTTCGAGGACCCCTACGTGCTGTGGGAGGAACCCGACTGGGTGAACTCGCGCGGCGAACTGCAACGCGGCTGGAAGTACCTGGAAATCATGCACGAGGGGTGCATGGAGGGCGCTGATGTGTCCGACGTGGTGTTCCTCTGCGACCACGAGGGCACCGTGTACGCCCGCAACCACAGCGGCACGCTCTACATCGAGCCGCAGCTCCACGGGCTGTACATGGCTGCAGACCTGTCCCGCACATTCGACGCGGGACGCATGTACGAGCACATCCAGGCAGGCGACTACTACCAGATGAGCTGGGCGTTCACCGTCGCCGAGGAGGACGTGGAGGAGGACGCGGCGAACCGCACCACGACCTTCCACATCCGCCGCATCAAGAAGGTATTCGATGTCTCGGCAGTCAGCCGTCCCGCTGACCCGAACACGGAGATAAGCGCGAGGCGCGTCATCGACGGAGCGATCGAGGAACGCAGGCTGCGGGAGGCGCAGCGAGCCGAGCGCGAGCTGGAACGCAGGCGCAGGGAGATTGCGCTGCGGGCCAGGGCAATGTCAATCCGATAGGAAAGGGGAACTCATGGAGTTCACCGCAATGGACGCGCTCGCCTACCGCTCCCTTGGAGCCGACGAGTACGCGCAGCGCCGCAGCGAGGTCGTGGCTCTCGCCAAGGAGATGCCCGCCGACTTCACCGCCGAGCAGGCCGAGGCCGTGGATGCCGAGCTGGGATTCATCGAGGCCGAGGACGAGCGCCGCGCAAAGCTCGCCGAAATCGAGCAGCGCAACGTAAGCAAGGTCGTGGCGGGCGTCGCAAAGCCCGTCGAGGCCGTCGAAATCAAGGAGGAATCCGCTATGGAACGTGCAGCCAACCTGGGCGAGCACTTCGCGGCATACGTGAAGGAGCGCGGCCACGAGAAGAGCTTCCACCTGGTCGCCCCCGCATACGAGATGCGCGCCGCGACCGACCCGCACACCGCACCGCAGGTCATCAGCTACGACCGCACCTCTTTCGTGCCCCCGCTGAACACCAACGTGCTCGACCTGTTCGCCCGCGAAACCATCGAGGGCAACGCCATCAGCTACTTCGTGCAGGGCGCCATGGAGGGCGCACCCGCCGTCACCGAAGAGGGTGCTGCCAAGCCGCAGGTCCACTTCCCGAACGAGCCTGTCACCAAGTCGCTCAAGAAGATCGCCGGCATCGTCAAGGAAACCGACGAGCTCATCGACGACGCAGGCTGGCTGGCATCCGTGGTCAACGGCCGTCTGCTCAACGAGCTGAACCGCGTCCGCCAGGCCACCGTCATCGCCGACGTGCTGGGCACCAGCGGACTCGGCACCGCGACCTCCGAAGCTGACGCAGCCGCCATCGCCGACGCCATCGACCTCGCCATGATGAACGTCATGGAGGACACGGGCTTCGATGCCGACGGCATCATCATGACCCCCGCCCTGTGGCACACCCTCAACGTGGGCAAGACCACTGGCAAGGATTACTACGGCGACGGCTACTTCCGCGCCCCGATGGCCCGCTCGCTGTGGGGCATCCCCGTGGCCGTCAACCCCGCCATGACCGCCAACCACATCGTGGTCGGCTCCTTCAAGGGCTGCGCGTCCCTGGTCGGCAAGGCCGAAGGCGTCACCGTCGAGTCCACCAACACCGACACCGACGACTTCCAGCGCAACCTGATGACCCTGCGCGCCGAGGTCCGCGAGGCCGTCTGCGTCCGCCAGCCCAGCGGCTTCATCAACATCACGGTCGGAGCATAGCCATGATGCGCGTCTACAAGCTGCCCAACGGGCGCACGTACCAGTTCGAAGAGGGCAAACAGCCCGCAGACGCCGTGCTGGTGGAGCGTGCCGCAGAACAGCCCGAAACGCCTGAGAAGCGGGCGTCAAAGGCGGCTGCGACGCGCAGGCGCGCCCCCCGAAAGCCCAAGGAGGACTAGCCGATGGCCCTGCTCGATGACGTGAAGGTGGCCTTGCGCGTGACCACAAGCCTGACCGACGGCGAGATTTCCGCATACGTCGCTACGGCCCTGTTCGACATGCAGAACAAAGGCGTTGCGCCGGAGTTCCTGACCGACGGGGCCGACACCGAGGACGCGGACTACATGCCCATCGTCAAGACGGCGGTCATCAACTACTGCAAGGCGCAGTACGGACGTGACGTGGAGGCCAGCGAGCGCAACGCCTGCCTGTCCTCCTACCGCTCGATCGTCACGAGCCTGCTCAACGGCAAGCAGAACGTCCACTACGGCGCGGAGGGCTAGCGATGGCGGGATGGAGCGACACCATAACGCTGCGCGACGTGACGAGCGCCGTCACGGTGGACGCCTACGGCATCGAGCACGAGGGCGAGCCGGTGGACACCGAGGTGTTCTGCAACCCGTGGTACACGGGACTGGACACGTGGGCGACCGCCGCGCAGCTCGGCCCGAAGATAGCGGCCCGCGTGGAGGTCAAGACCATCGAGTTCGAGGAAAGGCCGTACACGCAGGCCGTCTACCACGGCACCGAGCTGGACATAGACCAATCGAGCCGTCAGGGGTTCGAGTCCACCATCCTGACGCTCTCCGAGCACGCGAGGAACGACTGATGGCAGACCGCTTCATGGCAGATTTTCAGTCCATCCTGGACAACGTCCAGGAGGTCGCCGACGAGTCGCTTGCAGCGGGCGTCAAGGCGGGATGCGAGCTGAGCCGCGACGAGTGGCAGGCCGGCGCGCCGGTGGACAAGGGTCAGTACGCCAAGTCCATCCGCTACCGCGTCGAGGGCAAGGGACGCGAGGTCAACGGTCACGTGTACTCCACGATGCCAGGCCTTCCGCACCTGCTCGAGAAGGGGCACGCCAAGGTGGGCGGCGGCAAGACACGCGCCATCGTCCACATCGCCCCTGCCGCCGACGACGGATTCGAGATGGCCGAGCAGGTCATTCTCGCGACGATGGGGGCTGGGTTATGAGCGCCATGAAGGAGACGTACGCCGTCCTCGCGGCGCTCGGCATACCCGGGCGCTACGAGGCGTACCCGGTGGACAAGGCACCGAAACCGCCGTTCTTCGTCTACACGGTGGACGACAATGGCGAGTTCTACACAGACGACCGCACTTTCGCGAGGTTCCCGAAGATGCACGTCGAGCTGTTCGAGAAGTCGGCCGACCCCGCCCTCGAGACGAGGGTGAGGGACGCGCTGGAAGGGGCTTTCGGCCCGGTCGAGCAGGTCGGAGCGTGGAGCCAGAGCGAAATGTGCCACATAGAGCAATACGACTTCACCTACACTAAGGAGGAAGAAGATGAGTGATTCCAAGGGAGTTCGCTTCGGCATCTCCAACGCGCACTACGCGCTCTACACCGAGGGCACGGGCGGTACCGCCGGCACCTACGCCAAGCCAGTCGCGATGCCAGGCGCCACCCAGCTCACGCTGACCCCGCAAGGCGACACGTGGACGTTCTACGCCGACAACATCGCCTACGAGACGGGCAGCTCCAACACGGGCTACGAGGTCTCCGTCACCATCGCCGTGTTCGGCGACGCGGACAAGGTCGCCCTGCTGGGCTACAAGACCGACGACAACGGCGTGGTCTACGAGCCCGCCGACGCGGAGCCCGCATCCGCGGCGTTCCTGTGGCAGTTCGACGGCAGCAAGGTCAAGAAGCGCGGCCTGCTGTACAACGTCAAGTTCAACCGCCCGACGATGACGGGCAACACCAAGACCGACTCGGTAGACCCCGACACCGACGAGCTGACGGGCGTGGCCATCGGCCGCGACCTCACCATCGACAACAAGACGGTCAACGTCATCAAGGCGAGCTGCACCAACGAGACCGCAACCAAGACCCAGTTCGACGGCTGGTTCGATAACGTCTACATCGTCGGCGTGTAAGGAGCGACATGATCATCCATTTCAAACACGTGGATGAGAACGAAGGGGGCGAGCAGGCCGACGACAAGGGCCCGCTCGCCTTCGGCGAATCCACGGACGAGTGGACGGCGCTGTGCAGCCTGCACACGCTGACCATCTACGAGCAGGCGTTCCAGGGCGACCCGTCGAGCCCGCACAAGTCCCTGGTGGACGACGTGACGGACTACGGCGACGCCGAGGACGGGACGCCGCTCGGAAAGCTGCTCGCCGCCAACTGGGAAGCCGACGCGCGCGCCCTCTGGGCGATGCTCAGGTGCGGCTGCGAGGCGGGGCTGAACGGCGACAAGATGGTGGGGGACTACCGTCTCTGGAGCAAGGCCCACGCGGCTGACGACATAGACATGTACAGGCTCCACCTGCTGCTCGTGAAGGAGATCGATGCCTGCTTTCCTTCACTCGCCAAAGCCACCGAAGAGCTCTCAAAGCAGCTCGACAAGCCGAGGCGGAAACGCAAGGCTCGCGTATAGCAGGACCGAGCTCACGATGCTGAAGCTGGGATTCAGCAGGACGGACGTTATGACGATGCCCTACAGCCGCGCCGCGTGGTACGTGCAGGCGACGGCGGAGGGGCAGGACGAGCCTGCGGGTGGCGCACGCGATGCCACGCAGGCGGATATAGACGCATTCTAGGAGGTGCCGACAGGTGGCAGAGTACAAGGGCCTTACGATCCGCATAGGCGGCGACACCTCTTCGCTCAACTCCGCGCTGAAGGCGTCCACCAAGGCGGCCTCGTCGCTGCAATCGCAGATACGGCAGGTAACGCGCGCGATGCGCTTCGACCCCGGCAACCTCGGCAACGTGGACACCCGCATGCGGCTCACCACGAACCGCGCGGAAGCGCTCTACTCGAAGATACGCCTGCTCAAGAGCGGGTACGAAGAGCTCGGCAAGTCCACCGTGCGCGTGGACGGCGCCGCCACGAACGTCAGGAAGCTGGCCGAGACCACCGACAACGTCTCCCTCGCGGCCACGGCCGCCAAGGAGCGCTACAACGACATGACCAAGAACCTCGCGGCGAACTACCGCGAGCTCGAGGCGCGCGCGAAGGAAGCCGGGCAGGCGATGAACCTGAACGCCCTCTCGCGCCAGGGGTCGGACGAGACGTTCGAGACGCAGATGGCGGCGCTCAAGGAGCTGAAGGTCATCACCGACGAGGAAATCGGCAAGCTGCGCGAGATGCGCTCGGTCTGGCACGAGGCGTTCGACAGCTCCGAGGCGTACAAGGCGGCGTCCCAGTTCGAGGGCATGGCGGTGGACATGCAGCGCTTCGAGTCCGAGGCGCGCAACGCGACCGCCACCGTGCGCGAGCTGAACTCCGTGTCCGGGTACGCCGCGGACAACTGGCAGGAGTCCACCGCGCGGGTGAAGTCGATGGACTCGGCGCTGTCGGAGTGCGCGAAGCAGGCTAGGGCGTACGAGGCGGCGCTGCGCAGCGACCCGTCGAACATGGGCGCGGCGCTCGGCAGGCTCAAGGCGCTGTCGAACGAGTACGACACGGCGCAGGCGAAGGCGGCGGAGCTGGCGCGGCGGGTGGACGCCTACAAGAGCAGGCTGTCCGGCATCGTCGCGCAGCACAGGAACCTCCCGCAGTACATCCAGGAGACTTGCGACGAGTGGCAGAGGGTCCACGACGAGCTGTCCGAGGCGAAGGGCGAGGTCTCCGCGCTGAACCAGTCGTTGCAACGCCTGAAGGACATGCAGGCCCCCGTCGAGGAGATAGAACAGCTCGAAGGCGAGATAGACGAGGCTAAGGGCAAAGTCGAAAGGCTGCGCCAGGAAGCCGCGACCATGGACGAGGCCTTCGAGACGGCGAAGGAGTGCTCCGAGCTCCAGCGCTTGCAGCAGGAGCTCGCCGAGACAAGCGCCCGCGCGAAGTCCGCCAAGGAGCGCATGGACCTCACCAGCCTCGGCGGAAAGTCCATGCTCAACGCCTCGACGCTCAAATCCGCGGGCATGACGATGTACTCCACGCTCACCCCGGCGATAACGATGCTCGGATGGCGCGCCGTGACGGCGGCGCAGGACATGGACTCGGCGTACCGCGACATGCGCAAGACCGTCGAGGGCACCGAGGGGCAGTTCCAGAGCTTGAAGCAGGGCGCGATAGAGTTCTCGAAGACCCACGTGACGAGCGCGGAGCAGATTCTCCAGATCGAGGCAATCGGAGGAGAGCTCGGCATAGCGACCGAAAACCTCCAGGCATTCGCGGAAACCGTATCGAATTTGGACGTGGCCACGAACCTCGACACCGAGGAGGCCGCTTCCAGCCTCGGCAAGCTCGCCAACATCACGCACATGGGCGCGGACCAGTACGACAACTACGCCGACGCGCTGGTGCGCTTGGGCAACAACGGGGCGTCCACGGAAGACCAGATAGTGGACATCGCGACGCGTATCGGCTCCATGGGCACTATCGTCGGCCTGACGGTACCCGAAATCCTCGCGCTGTCCTCCTCCATCGCCTCGACAGGCATGAAGACGGAAGCGTCCGGCACGGCTATTTCCAACACCCTCTCGGACATGGAATCCGCCGTCAACGGGGCCGAGGACGACCTCTACATGTTCGCGAACGTAGCCGGCATGACCTCCGAGGAGTTCGCCAAGACATGGGAGGAAAAGCCCATCGTCGCGCTCGAATCGTTCGTCAAGGGCCTCAACAAGATAGAGAAGAACGGCGGCTCGGCAGACTCCACGTTGGAGGAGCTGGGCATCACGGGCACCCGCCAGAAGCAGGCAATCGAGGGCCTGATGCAGACCATCGGCGGGCTGAACGACAACCTGGAGATGTCCCAGCACGCGTGGGACGGCCAGTCCGACCATTGGGGAGCGGCGGGCGATGCGGCGCGCGAGGCGGAGAAGAAGGCCGAGGGCTTCTCGGGCCAGCTGTCCATCCTGTCAAACATCGCGACAGACGCCATGGCGTCGCTCGCCGAGGGCGCCACGCCCGTGGTGTCGGCTATCACCGATCTGGCGAAGGCGGCGCTCGACATGTTCGACGGCATGGACGAGGGCGCCAAGACGACCACGGTGGTCGGACTCGGGCTGGCCGCGCTGGCTGGCCCCGCGCTCACCATGGTGTCCACCTTCCTCACCGCATCGCAGAACATCAAGGCGTTCGTGACGGAATCGAGCGCGATGGGCAAGGCGCTCAACATCATGAGGTCAGGCTTCGCCGACGCGGGCGCGGGCGCGGACGGCATGAAGTCGAAGCTAGCCACGCTCGGGGAGGCGGGCAAGTCGCTCGGCAAGTCGCTCGCGACCGACCTGGCCATGGCCGCGGTCGTCGCGGGAATCACGATCGCCGTCGCGGCGATAGCCGACTACATCAAGAAGATGCAGGAGGCGGAAGAGGCGGCGAAGGGCGCGGGCGACACTATAGGCTCGGTCCTCGGCGGCTCGTTGTCCGAGCAGGGCGAGGCGGTGTCCGACCTCGCGACGAGCTACGACGAGATGGTCGCCAAGATGGCCGAGAACAACCGCCAGATACAGGCGTCGGCGAACGAGACCTACGGGAACACGGAGCTCATAAAGCAGTACTCGGACGGCGTCGAGAAGGCGCTGAAAGCGTACAACGCGGGCGACCGCAGCGCCGAGAGCATGGCGAACCTCAAGACACAGCTCGACCTGTACAACGGCGCCGCGGGAACGTCGATCACGCTGTCCGAGCAGGAGAACGGCAAGCTCGCGCTGATGAAGGACGGCGCGAAGCTGACCGCCGAGGCCTTCGACGAGCTGTCCCAGTCGATGATGAACGCGGCCAAGTCCGAGTTCTTCAAGGAAAGCTACTCCACGAAGATGGAGGACTACAGGGCCGCGCTCGACGAGGTGGCGGATGCGGAGAAGGCCGTGAAGGACGCGCAGGACGAGCTCGGCAGCGCGCAGGACCGCGGGCTGACGGGCGATGCCCTGCAGCCGTACATCGACAGCTTCAACACGGCGAGCACCACGCTCGAGAACACGAAGCTGAAGCTCGGCGAGACCACGAGCGCCATGAACCAGTACGAGGAGGGCATGAAGCTCATGGCGGCGGCCGAGGCGGCAGGGTCCACCTCCGCCCAGCAGTGGGTCGCGGACAACGACGCGCTGCAGGTAGCCATCTGGAACAACTACCAGTCCGTGACGGGCTTCGCCGAAGCGCTCGGCAGCCTCAACCTCGACTACGAGACCCTTTCCGCGAACTCGCAGGTCGTTGAGCAGATGGGCGCGTCCTGGGACGGAACGCTGGCGTCCATCGTGCCGGGGCTGGCGGAGATGGGCGTGAAGATAGACTCCAACACGGCCAAGCTGCTCGGGCTCGACAGTGTGAAGGTGGGCAACAAGACCTACTACGTCTCGGACGACGGCACGATACTGACCTCGCGCGGCAAGCTCGTTAAGCTGTCCGCCATGACGATCGGGGACAAGACGTACAGGGTGGACGACAAGGGCACCATCTGGGACGGCGTGAAGGCGGTCGGCACGCTGAAGGACGGCGTCGCGAACCTGCCGGACGGCAAGGTCAGCGTCACGGCCGAGACCGACCCCGCGACGGGCAAGGTCACGGGCTGGGTCGCCAAGACGAACGCGACGAAGGCGACGACGAAGACGGGATCGAACACCTCGCAGGCCGACAGCGCGGTGAGGTCGTCGGTCGCGAAGGCGAACGCAAGCAAGGGCACGATCAGCGTCAACGCGAACACGTCATCGTTCTGGAACGCGGCGAACAAGATAAACGGGTCCACAGTCGGCACCGCGTACGTCAACGTCAAACAGCGCCCGCAATCATACACGGGCGGCTACTCTCGGACGCCATGGGACCTCTCGTCCGCGACCGTGCCGCGCATGGCGACGGGCGCGATCGTGAACAGGCCCCTGCTCACGAACAACGGCTGGGTCGGCGAGGACGGAGCCGAGGCGGTGCTGAACTGGGCCACTGGCGGCGCCGTGATACCGCTGACGAACCGGAAGTACATGGAGCCGATAGCCAGGGCTATTGCGCTGAACATGGGCGACGGACGCGAGAAGTCCGAGACGCGCAACGTGACGGTCTACCTGCAGTACGACGCGAGCGCGGACGCGTCGCAGATGGCGGGCGACATCGCGCGGATGCTCGACCGCAAGCTCGCGATGGAGGGTTAGCATGACGAAGCTGAAAACGACGGTCTCCAAGCTCAAGGCGCCCAAGCGCGACGGCAGCAAGGTGTCCACGTCCTGGTCCGTGCCCGCGAAGGCGACGAAGTCCGACGCCAAGGACAACGTCAGGTTCGACGGGCTCGACATGAACTGGGTGTACGACGCAAGCCCGAAGAACAAGGGCGTCAAGAAGGGCAAGGGCGACGTGGTCGAACACGACTCGACCGGCAAAGAGAAGACGAAGAAGGACTCCGACACGTTCGACCGCAAGAAGTTCTACCCGCACACTAAGGCCAAGCTCCTGTACATCGAGTTCTGGGTCCGCGGGTACAACAACCAGGGCAGCGGCAAGAAAAGGCACAAGGAGTACGGGCCGTGGGAGCACGAGTCGCTGAAGCTCAAGGTCCCCGACCCGCCCAAGACCACGTTCTCCTACAGCAAGTCGAACGGCAGGATAACCGCCAGCTACACGACGAGCCATCCCGACGGCGCGAAGGAGTGCCGCCAGACGAAGTGCTGGGTGAAGGTCGGCGGGTCGAAGAAGGTGGACGGGAAGGCGTTCGGCGAAACGTCCAAGACGGTCGGCTCGTGGGAGGTCCCGAGCGCGCTCAACCTCGGCATCGGCAAGTACGTCAAGTGCACGTTCAAGGCCGTCAACATGGGGCTGCGCGGCGATTCCGACCCGACGTCTAAGACCGTCTACGTGGTGCACCCGAACCCAGGGAGCCTTG